GCTACCGTTGCTTCTTTACCACTTAAATCTAATCCAACTAAACCACCACGAAGTCTTGTTGGAATTTCATCAGTAACAACTAAATCGTTTTGTCCTTGCAGTAATCTTGAATCATCTGATACGTTAATATAAAAAATAACATAATTTCCACCATATTTTTCATTGCTATCATATAAATCTGATGGATATTGAGCATTAGATATTGAATACTTACCAGCTTCGTAGTTTGTTGCGTTGCGGGAATTAAATGGCGTAGGAGATGGTTTAGTTTGTTCCTTTATAGCTTGTTTAGCTGATGGTGGTTCTGATGATTTTCTAGCTGCAGTAGTCCTTTGTGACTCTACATTAAAAAAACTTGGATCATTTTGTTTGTTTGCTGGCATGTTCTCTATCTTTTTTGAGAAGTATTACAATTATTTAGGCTGTGTTTACTAGAACATATAAATAATATTTATGTTCCATAAACGACGTTTTGTCCCTGTTTTTCCTGAAAAATACTCTGGAGATCCCACAAACATAATAATGAGGAGCTCCTGGGAAAGCGTATTCGCAAATTGGTGCGATAAGAATCCAGCTGTAGTAAAATGGTTATCAGAGGAAACAGTAATACCTTATCGTTGCCCAACAGACAATAGGCTACATCGATATTTCGTTGATTTCAAAATTCAGATTAAAAACAAAGAAGGTTTACTCAAAACTTATCTTGTTGAGATAAAACCCGAAAATCAGTGTTCTCCGCCAGTTTATCCTGGAAAAAGAACTCAGAGATATTTAGTTGAGTCCATGACATTTATTAAAAATCAAGCGAAATGGTCTGCAGCGAGAGAATATGCTAAAGACAGAAATTGGGAATTTATGATACTGACAGAAAAGCATCTTGGCATTAAGTGAGCTAAATAGTTAATATGGCTACTACAACCAAAACTCCTTCAATGTATGATGTGTTTGAACGTAATAAATACGACCTTAAAACATCATTAAAGAAGTCCACAGCATGGTATAGCCAACAAGTATTGTTGTTAGGTAAACAACAGATAACTCCGCAAAAATTAATGCGAGAGAATACTGAAGATTTGAAAGCTAGGATTATCCCTGGAAATTTATACATGTTCGCTTATGACCCTAAATTGAAAGCGACATTACCATATTATGATAGATTTCCTTTAGTTTTTCCATATGCTTCTGTTCCAGGTGGGTTTATGGGACTAAATATGCATTATCTACCTTATCCATTAAGAGTTCAATTGTTGGATAGATTAATGGTTTTTAAAAATAATGATAAAATGGATGGAACTACCAAATTAAAATATTCATGGTCGATCATAGCTGGAGTATCAAAATTTAGAGCTGCATCGCCATGCGTAAAACATTATTTGTTACCGCATGTTAAAACTCCATTTAAAAAAATAGATGTTAATGATTGGGCGACTGCGATGATGCTACCAGTTGAAAGATTCTCTGGTGCCACAAAAGAACAAGTCTGGAAAGATTCTAAGAGTAAACTATGAAAATAAGAGATTTCGTTGGACAAATGACAACAGGTATGGCGAGAACCAATCGCTATTCTGTAAATATTCCAATGCCAACTATTTTAAAACAAAATCAAAACGATATTAGGAAAATGTTATTGTTTTGCGATCAGGTTTCGCTTCCTGGGCTTAATATAAACACAACTCAGGTTAGAACATTTGGTGAGATTCGTGAGATGCCATATGAAATGAATTATGATGCTGTTCAAATGTCATTTTATGTTGATGGTGATATGGTAATTAAAGGATTATTTGATAATTGGATTAAAGGTGTTCAAACAGGAACATCTCGTAATTTTAATTATTATAATGATTATATTAGTGATCCAGTTAGCATCTCTGTAGAAAATTTACAAGACAAAACAACTTATACAGTGTTACTCTATGAAGCGTATCCTAAAACAGTTTCAGCAGTTCAAATGGGATATGACCAAAGAGATATAATGAAATTATCAGTAACAATGATGTATAAATATTGGGAGTCTTCTGCGACAATATTAAATCAAACTCCAAATAATTCTGTATTACCAACTGTTACGGATTACATCAAACCAGAAGTACAAAATATGCAAACAACAGTTACAAATTATATCGAATATGAAAATTGGATCTGATATGACAGAAGAAATTAAACACGCATCAGAAGAATGGTTACAAAAACGCTGGCGTCCAATGATGGCTGGCATGTATCTTGCTGTATGCTCATTTGACTTTATTATAGCACCAATTTTATGGAGTTTATTACAAGCATTAAATAATCATGGTCATGTAGAAACTGCATGGGTTCCGCTTACGCTACAAGGTGCTGGTCTATTTCATATGGCGATGGGAGCAATATTAGGAATCGCAGCATATGGTAGAACGCAAGAAAAAATCGCTGGTGTGTCTAATGATAACCCAACAGTAGAAAAATAAATTTTTAAATTATTATGAATATTGATGATAAATTATCCGAAGTTTTTGATGTTCCTACAATAACTAAAGTTGAAGCAGAAACAGTAGATTCTTCAACTGGTGAAATTATAGAAACTCCAGACTCTAAAATTGAAAACGATTACGATAAGTCTCGCAGTAATTTGCATAATTTGTTGGTTCAAGGACAAGATGCATTAAATCATGCTCTTGAAGTTGCAAAACAATCTGAACATCCTCGTGCGTTTGAGGTTGTTGGTAATTTAATGAAACAGTTGGCAGATGTAAATCAACAATTAATGGATTTACATCAACAAAAAGCAAAACTAGATGCTCCAAATAAAGCTGAAGCTGCTAAAAATGTAACAAATAACAATGCGATATTTGTTGGTAGCACCGCAGAATTGAATAAAATGATTAAGAAGTTGAACCAAGGAGAATAATATTATGGCATTACCATCACAGAGCACTCCAATTTATACGCTGACGATACCTTCTACTGGTAAAAAGGTTAATTTTAGACCTTTTTTAGTGAAAGAAGAAAAATCTTTATTGTTGGCTCAGCAGAGTGAAGATATTGGAACAATGACAACTACCCTTAAGAGTATTATTGGCAGTTGTATTAAAGATGACATTAACGTAGATAATCTGGCTGTTTTCGATATTGAATATATTTTTACTCAAATTAGAGCAAAATCTATTGGTGAAAGTGTTTCTTTAATTTTTACATGTAAACACTGCGAAAACGAAAATAATAAAGTTAAACTAGACATCGATTTAACAAAAATTGAAGTTGTTAAAGATCCAAGTCATACAAATAAAATTAATTTGTTTGATGATGTTGGTGTTATTATGAAATATCCAACATTGGATATCCTAAAGAATTCAGAAGGTAAAATAGACGACATTAGTTCTGTTATTGATATTGTTATTGATTGTATTGATGTAATTTATAATAACGAAGAATTATTCTACACAAAAGAACAGAATAGAACAGAAGTTGAAGAGTTCGTTATGAATCTTACAAAGAAACAGTTTGATCTTATTGAACAGTTTTTTGTTACAGTTCCAAAATTTAAACAAGATATTGAATTTGATTGCCCAGCTTGTGACGAACATAATAAATCTGTCTTGGAGGGAACCCAAAGTTTTTTTTAATTAATCTCAGTCATGAGTCGTTGAATAATTTTTATAAAACAAATTTTGCATTAATGCAGTACCACAAATACTCTTTGACTGAGATTGAAAATATGATCCCGTATGAGCGAGAAATTTACGTTGCTATGTTAGTGCAATATCTAGAAGAAGAAAAGAACCGATTAGAAAAGAATAAGTAATGCCAAAAAATAAAAATTATACCGTTAATGTGAGTTCAGCTGAATTCAAAACCTTAATAGAAGTCCAGACTGCGACTCTAGGTGAGATGAGCTCAATTAAAAAATTAATGGAGTTATCTAAAGAGCATGAAAAAACTATAAGCAAACAGGATTTATCTGGTCTTCAAGAAAAGATTTTAGATACACTAGAAGATCAATTGGCTGTAACAAAAAGACGAGCAAAGGGTCAAGAAGACTACGAGCGTGAATGGCGTGTTGAAGCATCTCAGATAGCTG